CGACACTCTAATGGACGCTTTGAACATCCAGCTTATGGTGTAACTATGATAATCGCAAGAAATATTATTTTGCGCATAGTCACCACCATACTAGACTTGATAAGCCTAGTACGCCAGGTGCGAAAACGTTAACCCATTACATGGAGTGTCGAAGCTATGAAAGATAGCTCTTCGAGTAACCTTCAGAATCAACTGAAGGTGCACGTGCCCACGGATTATCCGTGGAAGGTGCTCGACTCATTAGTCGAGGACTTACGTGATTGTCTCACTGAAAGCGAATATTTTGAGGTAAAAGATATAGTGCGTTCCCGCAACTATAACGATTACCTCGCGCTTTCCGAGACCTGGGGTCCACAGAGTACTAACCTCGGAGGTATTCAGCAAACACCAATGTTTGCGAAATACCAGATCACATCTTTGTTGAGGAAGTTCCAGTTCCCCGGCGATACGAAAGTACGTCGGGATGCTGCCTTAAAGAAATTTAAGGAAGCCGAGGCTGCGTGTGGAGATTTTAACCTTAACGGTTCGAAAATCCTGCGCAATCTCGAAGAACCAGAATTGCTTGAAGCATATACTTATGCTAGAGCATTCCTTCAACGCCTCTTGGGGCATCAGCTGCCCGACAGAGGAAAACTGACGTTTTGGTCCCGTCATGGCCCGGGTGCGAACCTAGACACCAATAAGCGCAAAGTTTCCTTGTATGATAAATACGGAAACTGGCCTTACTCGTGTACCAAGGATGCAACCCGGCATGCCCGATTGTCCATTATGGATGACGAACGGTGGATTGGAGCGCTTGAAGATAGTTATCGTGAGAAATTTGGCATAGCCAAACACGAGATACTTAATCAACAAGAGTTCTGGTCAACCGTTATTAACGTCGTACCTGGCAATCGAATCACGTTCGTGCCTAAGAACAGTCAAACCGACCGTTCTATCGCAATCGAACCGAGCTTAAACCTGTATTTACAGCTTGGCGTTGATGGTTTTATACGCCGCCGGTTAAAACGGTGGGGTATTGACCTCGATGACCAATCTAAGAATCAGGAATTAGCTCGATTAGGCTCCAAGTATTGGAGAACCGAGGATCCATTTGTGACCCTCGATTTAGCAGCAGCTTCAGACACTATTTCTACCGGTGTCTGTTATCTGCTTCTACCTGTTCCTTGGTATAACTACCTCATGGACCTTCGATCTCCCGTTGGGGAAATTGAGGGTGAGACGATTTCTTATGAAAAAGTCTCTTCAATGGGCAATGGTTATACGTTTGCGCTGGAGTCTGCAATCTTCGCATCCATAATCTATGGTGTGACGAAAGCGGCCCAGGGACACTTTAACAAAGACGAGGCTTCTGTGTACGGTGATGATCTCATCGTACGTAGGTCTGTCTGCGACAAAGTAGTCCGCATGTTAAACCTGTGCGGCTTTACCGTTAATTCCGAGAAGTCCTTCATTGAAGGGCCTTTTCGTGAATCATGCGGTGCCGACTGGCTTAGTGGCACACCGGTTAGACCAGTGTTCTTGACTACCATGCCTAGCACGGTGATGGAACTGTGGTGCGATTGTAATCGCATACGCAGGGTCCTAAACCTACGCATCATGGAGTGGGAGCCGTTAACCTGCCAGAGAATTGCCAAGTGGATACCCCAAATCTTTAGGGATATTACTGGGCCATAC